GCCGACAAAAACCGAAGTCGGAAAATCCGCCACAAAGTAATATTAATAATATAACTAATAATAAAAGTAATATTACACAAACTGATAAAATGCAAAAAGCATTTCCCCACTTTGTTGATTTATTTGATTTAAGATACCAACCAAAATCTGATACTCAAATTAAAAATTGGAAACAATGTTTAGACAGATGTGTTAGAATTGATGGCTATACTTTGGATGAAGTTTATTTGGCAGTCAAAAACGTAAGAAATAATGATTTCTGGAAAAACAATTTTTTAACATTATTGAAACTAAGAAACCATGATAAAAATGGCATTATGTTTATTCACAGATTTATTGAAATAAACAGAAAAAACAATAAACCAAAATGTTACTATAAAATTAAAGGCATAAAAGAATATAAATTATATAATGATCCAGATGGTACACAAAGATTAGGAGCTATTACAAAAAACAATAAACTCAATGAATTTAATTTATCACAAATTTTAAATAGAGATGAGATCTTAGAGCTTATAAATTTCATCAAATGATTATAGGCAAAATATATAAATTAGATAAATGGGAACAACAGATCGTTCAGCTTTCAGCTGAGCAAAGACATAATAATAAAATTAATACTGGTTGGGATGGATCTAAGACAGTAAATCCTAAATCTGAACTTGATCTAAATGTTACTGGATTTGGCGGTGAATTTATATTTGCTAGAGAAAATAATTTATATCCAGATTTTAAAATTCATAATATAAGCAAGGTTTTAAATACTGATAATTATGATGCTAATTGGCTAGGGCATTTTGTTGATGTAAAAGTAAACAGAAAAAATCATCCGCTTATGATTCCAGAATATGCAAATACTGATTGTAAAATATTTGCTCTATTTACTTGTAATTATCCTAATTATACTTTTGAGGGTTTTAGTTTAAACAATATTATTTTCCAAGATTGTAATAAAAGAATGACTAAGGTAAAATCTTATGTTTTGGAAAAGAATCAATTATTAAGCTACAAAGAATTAATTTTTTTGCTTAATATTTAAAATAAATTTATATATTTAAAAAATATTTTTATTTATGAATCACTATAATGACTTGACAGCTCTAGGTATTATCTTAAAAAGATCTACTGGATCTGTTAAAACTAAATGCCCACAATGTTCACACAAACGTAAAAACAAAACAGATGATTGTTTGTCTGTTAATATTGATGAGGGTTTATATAATTGCCATCATTGTGGCTGGGGCGGTAATGTGGGTATTAAATTTAAGCAAAAGGTTGAATATGTATTACCACCAAAAGTTAATTCTAACATAGCTGAAAGGGTTGTTAAATGGTTTGGCAATAGAGGAATAACAGAACCCACTTTAATACATTGGAAAATAGGTGAATCATTAGAATATATGCCACAAGTAAAAGCTAAAAGAAGATGTATCAATTTTAACTATTACAGAAATAATGAAATTGTAAATGTCAAATATAGAGATGGTGAAAAGAATTTTAAATTAGTTTCTGGTGCTGAGCTTATATTTTATGGCATTGATAATATTAAAGAATTAAACAAATGTTATATAGTTGAGGGTGAAATGGATGCATTAAGTTTGCATGAAGCTGGCTTGTATTCTGTTTGCTCAGTTCCAAATGGTGCTAGTAAAGGTTCACAGAAATTAGAATACTTAGATAATTGTTTTGAGTATTTTAAAGATAAAAAAGAAATAATACTTTGCACTGATAATGATGATGCTGGATTACAATTAAGAAATGAGCTGGCTAGAAGATTTGGCAATTATCGTTGTAAGTATGTTGAATTTGGTGATTTTAAAGATGCTAATGAGGTTTTGATTAGTAAGGGAGCAGAAACCCTAAGAAACATTATTAAAGAAGCTAAAAACTTTCCATTAGAGGGTGTTTTAAATATTGATAATATCTGGCAAGATGTTTTAAACTATAATCAAAATGGAATAACTAATTATTCTATTGGTTTGCCAGGATCTGATGAATATTTTAAGTTAGCATTTGGGGAATGGAGTGTATTGTCTGGCATACCGAATTCTGGAAAATCTGACATTTTAGATCAAATACTTTGCAACTTAGCTACTAAACACGATTTTAGATGTGCAATGTTTTCACCAGAGAGTTTTCCCTATGAGGGACATATAAAAAGAATAGCAAATAAACTAAATGAAAAAAATTGCAATAGTGATGATCTAAATAACACTAAAGATTTTATTGAGGATCATTTCTTTTGGATTAAAATTGATTTAGAAAACCTAACATTAAAAGGCATTTTAAATGCATTTAGAGAGCTTGTGTTTCAAAAGGGTATAAATGTTTGTGTAATTGATCCATGGAATATGCTGGATCACTCGGCTCAAAGAGATCACAGTTATATAGGCAAGATATTAAGTCAAATAACACAATTTTGTCAGCAAACCAATACTCATTTATTTTTAGTTGCTCATCCTAGAAAAATTGAAAGTGAGGGCGGTGTATATAAAAAACCAACATTATATGATATTTCTGGTTCAGCTGATTTTTTTAACAAAGCATATAATGGATTAATAGCTTATAGATGCATAGGACAAAAAACTAAATATAAAAGTGATGTTGTAAGGGTTCATGTTGAAAAGGTTAAAAGAAAAGAGAACGGACAATTAGGTGATTTTGAGATAGCTCCAGATTTTGATAATGGGGGTATTTACAAAGAGATATATCAAGGCGAAAAGAAAATCCAAGTAATTAAAGATAACGTACCATTTTAACATAAAATAACATAAAGTAACATGACTATAAAAGAAATGAGAAAATTATATGCTGGATATTCAGCAAAAGAAAAAAAGCATATTTGGGGTTTAATTAAAATAATTGAAAGCAAAAAATTAACCCACAAAGAAAAAATTAAATATTTAAAAGAAAAATTATGAATCAAAAAGAATTTCAAGAAATTAGACAATATATCTTAGATAAAGCTCAAGATATTATGGATGCTAAACAACCAGAATACACAAACAAAAGTATTGATGTATTAAACAATTTTAAACAAACAGCAAAAAGTTTAAATACAACTCCATTTATTGTTTGGGGTATATTTTTTAATAAGCACATACAAGCTATTTTAAGCCATGCTGGTGATCAAAATATGCATCAAGCTGAGCCAATAGATAGTCGCTATGCAGATGCTTTAAATTATCTGTTCTTAGGGTTTGCATTACTTGTTGAAGATGAAAACAAAAAAGATATAATATCTGGCACAGAATGAATAAATATTTAAAAGCACAATCCTGGTGTTTAGATAATAATATTAAGGTTTATATAGTTCCTATAAAAGAATCTAATGCGGTTTTTGTGGAAATTTATGATGATGGTGAATTAATAAGATCACCCCATACATATACAGATCAAAAAGAAGCATCAAGCAAAATCTGGGATTTGTATTTATATTTGTTTAATGAAAAATTTAAAAAATGATACAAAAAGTTGATATAAGATCTGTATTTGAGAATAAAAGCAATCCAAGATACATAAGAGATAATAATTTTAAAAAGCTGGTAAAATCAATTAAAGAGTTTCCAGAAATGCTTGAGAAGCGACCAATTATAGTTGATGAAAATATGATTGCTTTAGGCGGTAACATGAGATTAAAAGCTGCTAAAGCTGCTGGCTTATTTGAAATATTTATTATTGTAGCTGAGGGTTGGTCCGAAAAGCAAAAAGAACAATTTATTATTAAAGATAATGTTGGTTTTGGTGATTGGGATTGGGATATATTAGCTAATGAATGGGATGTAAAAGAATTAAATGATTGGGGTTTACATCTTCCAGAATTTGATTCAATTGATATTAATACAGATATTAGTGAGCCAGAAAACAATAATAATGAAGATCAAAAATGTCCAGAATGTGGCAGAAAGATATAATAAATTGAAAAAATATTTTGTAATTGAAAAAATATTTATATATTTGATGTATTAACAAACAAATTATATAAATTAAAAATTACAATTATGAGTGAAATTAAAAATTTAGAATTAACTAAGGAAAACAGACAACGATTATTAGATAATATTATTGATTTAGAATTTGATATAAATTCACATTGGAATATTATATTTGAACTAAGAAAAAGATCTGATCAAAATATTGCTAAACAAAACTTATTATTATTTGAAGTAGATAATAAAAGAAATGAAATTAATAAAATTAGAGTTGTACTAATAAATAATAAATTTAATTTTATTGACAGTAAAAACCTTATATAAAACCCAGGATTAAGTTCTAATGGATTAAGGTAATTAAAGGGGGTTTCACAACTCCCTTTTTTTTATGTAATTTTGTTAAATGGCAAATAGACAAGTTTCGACACATAAAAAAAGGTTAATGCTAAAAGCATTGGAAAAGAGTTTATCAGTTGTTACAACAGCTGTTAGGTCGGTTGGCATTAATAGGCAGACACATTACAACTGGCTAAAGGATGATCCTAAATATGCTGCTGAGGTTAAATCAATTGAGGACATTACTTTAGATTTTGCAGAAAGCCAATTACATAAGCAAATCCAAGATGGGAATACAACAGCAACAATATTCCTACTTAAAACAAAAGGGAAAAAGAGAGGTTATATTGAAAGACAAGAAATCCAACATGACAGCTCTATTGAAAGCAAAATTATTGAATGGACACCAGCAAACCAAAAAGAGTAACTGAGTTTTGTAATAAGCAATTTTATCAAGCAGTTAACTCTAAAGCCAGATTAAATATATTTCAAGGGGGTACAAGATCTGGCAAATCCTGGAGCTTGATGCAATATTGTTTGTATCTAATGACTACTGAAAAGAAACCATTGACTATAAGCATAGTTAGGAAAACACTGCCAGCACTTAAAAGATCAGTTCTTAGGGATTTTTTACATATTTCAAGGCAATTAGGTATTTACTGGAATGGGGTGCATAACAAGTCAGAAAACACATTTGAATTTAATGGGCATCTTTTAGAAATGTTTAGTGCTGATGATGCTCAAAAAATTAGAGGATCTGCAAGGGATATACTTTGGATTAATGAGGGCAATGAACTTTTTATTGAGGACACAAATCAGCTATTCATGAGAACAAGAAAACAAATATTTATTGATTTTAACCCATCTGATCCAGTACATTATCTTTATGATCTAGCCGAGAGAGATGATGCAAACTTATTTATATCTACATACAAAGACAATAAGTTTTTGCCTAAAGAATTAGTTGATGAGATTGAA